TCATCAATCTCACGAGTAATATCAGTAATAGCTATACCTGCAGGTAATGCACTACCAGCACCTAAAAATCTACCTGTACTTCTAAGTGCTCTAGCTGTTTTACCTACACCTCTTACAGCTTCTAGTGCTTTTCCTGCTCTAGCTGTACCTCTGATAAAAGGATGATAAGTTAATACAGTAGGTATTGCCATACCTAAACCATACCAAAACTTTTCACTAAATCCTTCTGGTTGTATAAATTCTTTATTATATTCTGGCCCAATACTATGTGCAATATCTTTTAGATAATCTTCAGCATGATCAAAGATACTATCTTCTGTAGGCTCAAATCCTAAAGTAGTTCTACCCCAATCGTAAAATCTATCTAGACCACCAGGTATACTACCTATTAATTCTGCACCATGAGACAACCCTGTCATAAATCCTGCAGCTAAATAATTTGGTTTAGTTCTAACTTTTTCTGTTCTTTCTATTATATCTGGATCTAATTCTTCTGGGTCAGCATTAAATAAATTCATATTAAAGAAGTTCTTTTCGGTGACAAGATCACTACCATATCTGTTAGTGTCTATGCCAGCTCTAAGATACTCCTTCATCGCAGGATGAAGTTTATCAAACTCTTCCTGATTGATAGTTTGTATGTCCATTAAGCTCCTTTAGTATTAAAGGGGTCAAATGTTGTTACTACTTTAAATCCAGCCATTGTAGCTGCAAATAAACCATCTTGTTCTAGTAATTTACTTAATTGTTTATTATTTAAAGACGCAAAATATTGTAATGCAGTTCTATTTCCTATTTGATCTGAATATTTTGATTTAAATAAATCTTCAAACTTTTGACCTAATATAGGGTTATTAGCTTGTAAGTTTTGTTTTAAAATATCTTTAGCAGTTTGAGGTTCTACTTGCCAGTATGATCTAGCAGGCCCACCACCTTTTTGTATTTTAGTTTCATATTTAGATTCTATAAAACCTATAGCACTTAACATTTCTACTATATTATCTTCACTAAAATTATTTTGACCACTAAATACATTAGCAACTTGTCCTATTTCAGCTAATGCCTCTTCAGGCACATCAAAAGATTTGAATGTTAACTCTGAGACAGCCCTAGCTTTATCTTTAAATTTATCCTCTCCTTGATAATTTTTACTCCATTGATTTACAAGATAACCTCTATTAATAGTATCAAATTCAAATTTAGCTGATTGGAACATTGGCTCTACACCAGATCCTTCAAATACATCTTCGGTTTGAGTTTGGGTATCAGTTTTCTTTTTAGTACCCTCTTTTACATTTACATCACCACCACTCGTACCTACATTTGCACTAGGAAAATCCTCTTGTATCTTTTCTTGTAAAGATTTTTCTTTAGGTTCCTCTGGTTGATCTGGTTTCTTCTTAGGTACAATAGTATTAGCTGGTGGTAGTTCCTCTATCTTTATCTCATCACCAGTAACTTTTTCTTTTAGTTTAGTAATATCAGCATCTTTTAAATTAGATTTAGGTGGTGATTCTATCTCACCTATTCCTCCAGCTGTGGCTAAATCCATCTCGTCTTGTATACCTAAAACTTTATAGATATTTAAGAAATCATTAAAGGCTTTATCTCCTGCAGCACCAGGTTGAAACATCTCCCTTGTAGGTTTTATCATTCGACCATCTACAAAAAATCTATCTTTAATTGTATTTATATAATTCTGTGCCTGCATTGGTAATATTTTTACAGACTCTGGAGAATCAATTAGCATTTCTAAATCTAATGCATCTCTATTACCATTTGCAAATTCAACAATTAGATCACCTTTATTATCAATTCTAGGTACATATCCTTCTGCAGCTAGTGGTAAAGGTATTTTACCTGTTTCTTGTTCGCTAGGAAATACCTCACTTTTATCCATGCCAGCTATTATGGTTCCTGCTGTTTTACTATAAGTATCCATAGTCTTATGCTGTTCTAACACAAGTTGATTTAATTGATTATTTAATAATTCTCTCTCTTCATCAGTTTTTGCTGCAGCTATACCATTAGTTAATTCAGCCATCTTATTTGCAATTGCCCCACCTTGTGCAGAGATAACATCTGACATAATTTTAAAATTCATATTATTACTATACATAATACCATCTGTAGGATCAATATTATTATCATATAGTTTTTGATTTATAAACTGTGCTCTTGCCTCTTTATCATCTGGGAATTGTGCTTTTGCTCTTGCAGTTATAATGTTAGTCATTACAAAATGCATATTTTTCATACCTGCTTCTGAGGTAGGGAATGTATTTAATATCCCATAACCTTTAGCCGTTAATGCTGTAACCTTAGTTAATTCATCTGTAATAGATTCTGGTGTTGCTACTTTTGCTTCAGCTTTATCTATATTCATTAATAACTTATCTGCTCTAGGCATTTTAGTTATTGCAGATATTCTAGCTTGATGTAATTCTTGTTCTCGTTTAAATCTATCTTCACCAGCTATATATGGGTCATAGATAGTAAAACCCTGTCCTGGATTTTGTGCCATGAACTTAGCAACATTTAATTTTACTTTGTCCATATCAGTGCCTTCAAAAATACTTCTATTTTGTTTAAACATAAAATTAGTAAATCTATCAGCAACTTGATTTATATCTAAACCCTCTTGCATACTTAAACCAAATGCATCTGGATTTGCTGCAAGAATATTTGCTATCTCTGATTTATTTTTAAAAGCTGTTTCGTATTCATTAAATGCTTTAGTTTCTTTATCTAAAGAATTTTGCGATGCTGTTGCATTTACAACCACATCTCTAGCTGCTCTATCTTCAAATTCTGATAATGCCCCTATAGTAAAATCACCTAGTGGACTAGTTGCAAAGTCTTTAAATATCCCCATATTATTCTCCTAATTTTGCCATTAAACCTTTTACATTTACAGGTTTCATATCTGGCATTTCTAATTCTTTTTTAATTGCTTTTTCATTTTCTTTCATATCAAATTTTCTTTCAGCCATATCTTCAAAGAAATTTGTATCTCCAGCATCTTCTAAATTAACTTTAGCTGGTATTTCTGCAAGTGCTGCCTCACCAGTTAACATCATAGCAACGATAGGCTCTAGTAATTTTGCAACATCTACTGTCCACTTACCTTGTATAAATCCAGAAAAAGTTATAACTTTAACAAGTGCCTCAATTGGTATACCCATTCTTAATAAAGTAAACATTCTTTCCATATTTTTTTCTTTCATTATACTTTCATAAACATAATCAGTAGCTTCTTCTATCGAAGATGTTTGAGGCGGATGTTCCCATGGATAATTTCCAGGTTCATCTGTTAAAGATTGTCCTGGTAGTGGTGCATCAAAAATATTAATTGAAGGTTCTTCGTAATCAGTTTGATTTAATTTTTGTTCATTTTTAAATTGTTCTATTAATTTATCCAGTTCCATTATGCTTTATCCTTTGCTATACTTTTGTATCTAGATTTTTGACTATATAGATATCTTACTGTATTTTGTAATTGTGCATACTTATAAAAGGATGCTTCTTGAATGTCTCCAAAACTAGGAGTTCCTGATTTAGATCTACTAACTGCTGTGCTAACTCTGCCAGGTAAATTAACCTCTGGAGGAGATAAAGGTGTATCATCTCCACCATCACCGCCACGACCTTTTATATCTTTAAAAATATTGTATGCTTTTTTTGCACCTTCAAAAATAGTTCTAGCAGTATCGCCACTAAAAAAATCTGTAGCTATTCTTCCGTAATCTTTTAATTTATCTAAAAAACTCATTTATACATTCTCCTCATATTATTAATCAAATAACTCATCTACAACTGCTAACCCAAATCTACCTAAAAATTGTATTAGTTTAGATGTTTTTGCATCATCTTGTAAATCTAATGCAGTTGATCTTTCTAATGCAGCTATTGCAACATTATGTGCTCTATTTAATTCATTTTCAGAAGATGTATTAACCCAAGCTGCCTCATCTCTCCATTGTTGCCATAGTGCAGATAATGCAAAGTTAGACATGTTTAAAAGATTTTGAGCATTTAATTGGTTAGTAGCATTAGTGATTGTAGTATTAGCAGTATTAATGGTTCTTCTCCATTCTACATTAGATTGATCAATTACTCTTTGATTTTGTTGATTAAATTGTTGTCGTTGATTTTCTATTTGAGCATTAAATTGATTTAATACTTGTGCTCTATCTGCATTTGATTTTTCTACTGCTATTGTATTATTTGCATTTATACCTGCTATTTTATTTTTCTCTACCACTGCAAATTGATTCATAGCATCTGCTCTTGCAGAATTCTGTAATTCTATTTGTTGATTTAAATTAGAATAAAATTGATCAACTTGATTTTGACTAGTAGCATTAAACTGTGCTGCAGCATTTGCAGCTGCTTGATCTGATAATAAAAATGATTGCCTTACACTTAAATTTTGTAATGATGCCTGTTGTTTATTAGACAGGTTAGTCATATCCATTTGGAAATAATTATTAGCATTTGTTATATTAGCTTGCTGTCTATTGTTAAGATTTTGAAATATCATCTCTTTATATGTAGCAGCATCTTGAGCAGCTATAGGTATAGAAGCAGTTAATAAACCATCAGCTAATGCTTCAGCCATCATAGAACTAGAACTTAATCCTCTATTAGCCATAGCTGTTTGGGTAGCTTTAGCTATGCCTCTTAAAAATGCAGGTAAGGGTGATCCTGTATCTAATGATGTTTCAATATCTTGATTAATTTTTTCTAACTGTCCTTGTACAGTTGCATTTGGATCTATAGTTCCTGTTGCAGCTACTGCAGGTGCAGTTAATCCTGACATCTGTGCAGCTGTCATTTGTGGAGTTTGTCCAGCTACTTGCGTTGCTGTCATACTTGCAGGTGTTGCTGTAGTTTGTTGTCCTGCAGCTACAGATGTTGAAGTAGCAGTTGGAGTAATTGTAGGTATAGAACCAGGTGTAGGAGTAATTGCACCAACAGAACCTTGTAATCCAGGTGTAGCCATTGCTTCACCAGCTTGTACCTGTTGTAATGCAGGTGTTACCAATGCACCTGTAGGTAAAGTAGGTGTATTTAATAATGTGTCCATTACAGAAATAACTTTACGACTACCAGTTTGTTCTGTCGTAGTTGGTTGCAATGAACCTTCAGGTAATGTAATAGTGTTAGGTGCGTCTACTAGACCACCATCTATTTTTTCAGGTACACCTGGGCCTTTATTATCATCTTCACCTACTGCTAATGTTTTTACTATCATTTTATTTATTTAACTCCTCATGTATTGCCTTGGCCAATTTATCATTTGTTAATTTATTAAACTCACTAAAAAAGGGGTTTGTGTTTATTTCCAAAAACCAATCTTTTTTATTAGTTATAAAATCTAAAGAACAAAAATTTAATTTTAATTTTTTTGCAAGTTTAAAAGATTTATTTAAAGTATCCTTAGATACATTACATAAATCTATAGTTGAATTATCATCATTTCTATAATCTAAAGAATCTGTATTAATTTTAAAACAAAAGTATTTATCATTTATAAGATATAATCTTTTATTATAACCTTCTATTTTTTCCTGAATTATACAACTATATTTTGCAGATGCACCTTCTTGAGTATACATACCACCATCTATAGGTTTTACAACTTTTAATTGTTTACCATCACCTTTAGAATATTCTGTATCAGGTATGCTAAACCTTAAATCTTTTGCCAACATTAAATTAGTTAATTTTTGAATAGGTCTAGCAAAATAATTTCTATTAAATATTTTTAATTTAGTTTTGTAATGTATATAGTTATGTAGTAAACTAGCATTAAAATTTTGTATTATATTATTTTTTTCATTAGTTTCAAAATAATCATACTTATAAAATAAACTAGTTGGGTTAATAAATTCACTATTTATAGTTAAATAATCTTTATTTAAATTCCAAATTATATTACTTTTAATATCAATAAATTTATCAAAATATTTTTTTAAAACTACTATATTAGGATCATCCGATCCACCGATTAAAATAGAACTCAATTATCTGCCTTGTCTATTATATTTTTTAAAACTACGTTTCTCTTGTTTATTTTTTGATTTCTTATGTACTCTTGGTCGTTTCTTAGGTTTTGGTCTTTCAACAAAATCTTTAAACTTCCTTGCCATTATGGTTTAGTTGGCCATGTAGCATTTTCACATTTTTCAACAGTATCCTTACCAGCAGGCAGATCTCTAAGATCCTGTCTGTATGTTTTCATAGCATCCGATAAAGTATTATCAGACAAAGCTAGGTAATCAGTCTCAGCAAGAAGTCTATTTCTTTTAGCTCTAAGATCAGCTAAAGCTCTAGCAGGTGCAGCATCTGCCCAGGCTTGCTCTTCAGCATCTCTCGCAGCTTCTTCTTCAGCTGTAAACTGTACTCTGTTACCGTTTATGTTATGATATCTTGGCATTGTTTCTCCTAATTGTTATTAATTAATTCCGTATAAGCAAATATCTCCAGCGTCTATGTTACCACTAGAGGCCTTAAATCTTACTTCATCAATTGCTGATGTTGTATTTATATAACCAGCCATGTGTCCTGTCCATGATGTTTCATTACCATGTACTTGTTGTATAGATCCTATAAAATGTTTTACAAATGTAGTTGACGATGGGTTAAAAAAATGTAAATATCCTGATAGACTTTCATCGTTACCATTTCCCCAATCATCTGATAACATTTGAAATCCAGTTCCCTGTGCTAAATCTCCACTAGAATAATATCCTAAAGCAGTAGTTGCATCATTTTCAGTATGATATGCTCTAAAATAATTAGAAGTAATTGTTTCATTGAAATCAGCACCACCAGCGGAATTTACTTGAAATTGAAAATCAACTAAATCAGTCGCTGGATGCATATTGTTAAATGTAAATAAATATTCCTTATAAGTAGAATCAAAAACTACAGATGATGTGCCGTCATGAAAAGTTAAATCACTACTAGAACTAGCAGTCAACTTTTTAATAAACACCATAGATCCAGTATTCAAAGACCCAAAGGTTGTAACCGATCTAACTGCTCTATCATTAAGTGTAACTATGCTCATTATGAATCCTTTAGTCCGTATAATTTTATAGTACCAGCGTCTATGTTTCCACTAGAAAATTTAAATTGTATTTCATCTATAGCACTTGTAGTATTTATGTATCCTGCTGTTTGTAATCTTGTTGAATAATTAGAAGCATTATAATTATTTGATGATGCAATAAAATGTTTTACAAATGTTGTTGATGATGGGTTGAATAAATGAAGTTCTCCAGAAACAGATTGATCATTATCATTACCTGTATTATCACCTAAATTTTGAAAACTAGTTCCTTGTGCTTGATCCAAACCTGTATTATAAGCTAATGCAGTTCCACTATCGCCTTCATCGTGATATGCATTAAAAGTAGTTGATGTAATAGTTTCATTGTAACCACTACCACCAGATGCGTTTGCTTGAAAAGATAAATTAGCACCGTCTGTTGCTGGATGACAGTTTATATATTTAAACAAATAAATAGGATAAGTAGAATCCAATACTACATCATCACTACCATCTACAAAAGATAGAGTAGAACTAGAACTTGCAGTTAAAGTTTTAATATGTGTTAATGATTTAGCTGCCCCAGGTATAGCTGAGATATTTGCAATGCTTCTGTTGTTATAAGTTACAATTGACACTACACAACTCCATACATTTTTATTGTTCCAGCATCTATATTACCACTTTGAAATTTAAATTGAACAGCATTAACAGCTGATGTCGTATTACAATATCCAGCCATATAATCTACTATTGCATAATCTGAATAGTAATATCTATGTGATGTTGCCATAAAATGTTTAACGAATGTAGTGTTTGATGGGTCAAAAAGATGCAAAGTACCAACACAAGTTTCATCATTACCATTTCCAACTCCATCATTAAGCATTTGAAATCCTGTACTTTGTGCTAAATCATTTGCATCTGCGTATGTTAATGTTCCACTACTACCACTTTCGTTTTCGTAAGCAGCAAAAAATGTTGTAGTTTTTGTTACATTATAATTAGAACCACCATCAGCAGAAAAATTTACTTGAAAATCAACATTATCTGTAGCTGGATGACAGCTTATAAATTTAAAAATATATTCTTTATAAGTAGAGTCTATTCCAGAAGTAAAACTTATAGTAGCACTAGAGCTAGCAGTCTGCTCAGATATTAATACTAAGCTACCACCAGAGACCCCTGAAGGGAGACTGGTAATGGATGCCATGGATCTGTCATTGCATACATTGATTGACATGTTATGCCCCCATCAATGCTTTTATCTCATCATCGTCTAATCCAAGATCTTTTAATTTTTGTTTTCCTGATGCTTTTTTATTTGTGGTATTTGTTTGTTCTGCATCAAAATTAGATTGCAAAGTTGCTAAACCATCAATACATTCTTGTTCAGTAGGTTTTGTTTTACTATCGTCATGTATAATTAAATTTGCATAAGTTTTATTTTTGCTATCACTCCAACCAAACCATTGTCCAATATGTAATGTAATTAAATAATCTTCTATATGATCTGGTCTGCCAGTTTGTCTATTCATCTTATGTATCTCCTAATCTTATTGCTGTAAATCCAGTATAAGTTCTATCGGTATCTCCATCACAAGTTTGAGGATCTGCTACTCCTTGACTGGTAAATCTAAATTTTACATTTGATGTGTCTGTAACATCAAATATGTGCATAATTGATCCACTATGAACTGTGGTATTGTTGCTTCCACCAAAATCAGAGTTGTTATTTTCTGCTGAAGCTACATGAGTATAAGTAGAATTATTAGTAGTAGCTTTTAAATTTAAAGATATAGTTCTAACACCTACACTAGCTCTAAAGTTTGCTACTGCCATAATTAACCAAATACCAGTTGTAGGAAATGAAAATATTCCAGAAGATTGTGTCATAACATCTCCTATTCTAGCATATCCTGTGCTATCATTTTCTTCCCAGTTATTTGCTATATCTGTTTCACTTGTTCCAACAGTAAATGAAGATGTTATCCTCCAGCTTTGTGCATTTGTAATTCCAGGAGTTGATTTAATTAAAGAGTAATCAATTCTTTTTATAGTTCCAGCATCTGACACTAGAAATTCGTCTGTATCTGCAGGTGCACTAGCTAAAGCTGTTTGCCCTGAGATAACATTATCATTTAACTTAGCAGCGGTTACAGTATCGTCAGACGGCTGGCCCAAGTCGAGTACGTTACCTAATATTTGAACGAAGTCAATTACATCCCCTGTCGCCAGATTCGAGGCGAAGGTCATCGTACTACCTGAGATAGTAAAGGATGATCCTGGTTTTTGTAAAATACCATTTAAACTAACCAGCATATGATTAGCTGATTCTGGTGCAACATTAACACCCCCTAC